CTATCCCTGATCTTTGCCCGTTCGGGGCTCTTTGGGCTTTTTATGTTTGTTCATCTGCTTGGCTTCCCAGAACAGACCTGTCAGCACGTCCTTGATCCGTTGACGATCTTTTTCATCCAGCGGAATGCCATCGAACATTAATTCGTCGTCTTCCTCCAGCATTTTTTTAAAATCCCGGCGGTCTTTGGAGGTTGCCCATTCCGGCACAGTAGAACGATAAAGTTCATGTGAATTTTGCTCCGTTGAATCATCGTCTCCCCAATATCCGGCGGCCTTCATCATTTCGGTATAGGATACGCTAAGCGCTTCTGCTATTTTGCGGAGAGTGGAGGGTTTGGGGATTCCGCGCAGTCCATTTTCAATGCGGGAAATTTGTGAATTGCTAATACCTGCAGCATCTGCCAATTGGTTGATGCTCCATTGTTTGTGCTCACGCTGCTGTTTTAAGTAAGTTCCGAATGCTGGCTGTTCCACAATGGGGGCTCCTTTCTGCAAGGGAATCATAAATATTAGTTTTATTATACCATTAGGTAAATAGTAAAAGCACGTAATATGCCAAAAGGCATAGGAAAATGAAGCGAATATCCTGTTTTTGGAGGTATACTGCTTTTTTTGACGATGGATACCTATCCTAAATAATGTTATGTTATACTCAAGATACGAACAAAAGGGGAACAAATTGTAAACACGAGCGTTTTTCTATTTCAGGATTTTGCAAAATCCTCATTTAAAAATACATCATTGTCAAAAGGCATAAGATAAGGAGTGTTGCTTTACATGAGAAATAACTTACCCGAATTGGACCGTCGCAAAACGCAGAATGCATTGGAGGGTGTGTTTGAGAAATACCGGATTTATAAAACGATTACTTTTATGGATCGGGAGAGCTTTATTACAGCTGGCTATACGGATCGCCCGAACGGCCCAACGAATGTGACAAGCGATCCAACGGCCCGGACAGCTGTATATAATGTAGATGCTCCTGCGGCCCGCTTGGCCTACTGCGAAATGGTGGATGCTGTAGTGAGTCGCTTAAATGAACGCGAACAGCTGCTCATCCGTGAACGTTATTTAAAGGATGACGATGTGTTTGATTACAAGGTTTACAATTATGTGTTAGACCCGCCAGTCAGCAAGGATACGTATACGAAGCTTCGCACGCGTGCTTTTTACAAAATGGCGCTTGCACTGGCGGACCAAGGCGTTTTAAATTTGGCAGGCTTGCAGAAGGGCGCGGATCGAAAACTAGGTTAGTGTAATAATTATCCATTCGTTCTCGTTTCTATTCTAAAATGGTTTCCTAAAAGGCTTTGATTTCCTGTAATAACAGGAGTCAAGGTCTTTTTTTATAATAGGAACATACGTTCTCTAAAAACCTCCCAACATCATCCCTAGTCTCTGCTTTTATCGTCCATTTCCCCGGCAACGCATTCGTTATTAGGATGTAAGATTATATCATCGGGAATCAAGACAAGAGGACATACCGAAGACACACACAGTCAAACGTTAGCCGGCCATTAGGGCCGGTTTTTTCATGCGGTGATCGTCTCTGTCGGTTCCCGGGAATTCGTTGAATAGAAAGGAGGAGTCGTGTTGCCTAAGCAAGGGATGCTGCAATGCATGAGTACAAGGCTACGCCGGATGAGAACACGGAAGTGGAAAAAAGCCTGGCTGAATAGCCACAACATGCGAACGCAGGGTACGCAAAGGTGGCATGCCGCAGGATGAGACAAGCCTTTAAGCAAAAGCTCATTGAAATTATTCCAGCGCTGCAAGGGCGTGTATACGATGTTCAGCCCCCGTCGCAGACGGCAGAGGAGCCGTATGCTGTTATGGCGCTGGGCGAGGAAATCTGGAAGTCTTCCTGGGCCGGCTATCGGCAGGTTGTCCGCATCAAGCTGTACGCAGGACAAGCTGGGCTGGCGCAGGCTGATGTATGGGCGAATGCCCTGATTGCCGGGCTGCACCGGGAACCAGTGACAGGTGCAGGTGAGGACACATCGGCTTTTACCGCGCACTATTTGGGCGTGCGAGATGCAGAAAAGCTGGACACTGTTGCGGGCAAGGCCTATAGAACGCTGCGTTTTGGCGTGTATGTGCCTGAGACGGAAGGTGGTTCACCCGCTCCAGCAAACGGTGCTACACAGCCGGAAGAGTGGCTGGGCGCGCTGGTCCGCTGGACGCAGAAGCAACTGGGCGAAACGTGGTCGGTATACGCCGACGCTTGGCCCGCACAGCCGGGACGGCACGCGGTACTGTGGCGGATGAGCGGCTGCGAAACTAGGATGGCGGGAGCCTCCATGTATGAGCTGCGCAAACGGTTCATCGGGCATATTACCGCCCCAGACACCACTGAAGAAAACCGCGCAGCTTCCGCACTGATCGAGGGCTTTGCCGCTCAAATCCAGCTTCCTCTGGATCAGGACAAAGGCCGTTATATGTCTACAGCTGAAGCTTCAGCCGATTTGCAGGCTGATGCCATTTTAGATGGTCAGCTTCGGCTGATGCTGGTACAGCGGCGAATGCGCCCAGCTGAGGAAGCGGCGTTGATTCGCAGAGTGGAAATTCATCCTATTTTGAAATGAGGTGGTCCGAGTGACCTTGGAAAACCATGAGAAGGCCCCGGTATATGCCGGGCAGGAAGCAAGTGGCCCTCGCTATACGCTGGAGGAGCTAAAGGAGCACGCAGAACAATTGTTTTCCGTGAAAGAAGAAGTGCTGGCAGGCGCCTTTTTTGGCACACAGGACAAGCTGTTTACGGTAGCAGAAGCACACACTAAAATCGAACAATTTATGAAAGCGAAGGTGGACTAATTATGGCAGGCGGAACATGGGAAAACACGAATAAACCGGTATTGCCGGGTTTGTATATGAATTTTCAGGCAGCAGCAGCTTCAGCAATTCAAGGTGGGTCGCGTGGTACGGTTGTTGTACCCGTTAAGGCGAATTGGGGACCTGTACGTGAGTTTGTAGAGATCGGTAGTGAAACGGCAATTAGTCAAATCTTTTCGGGTGACAGTCTGGACGGGGCGACCGCGTATTCGACGCTGTATCTGGCTTTGCTGGGCGGTCCGAAAAAGCTTCTAGCCTACCGTTTGGCAGGTGATACAGCTACTGAAGCATCTGTGACGCTGAAAAGCGGCGGTGCGACCCCGGCGGATGTGCTGCGCCTGAAGGCTTTGTACACAGGTAGCCGCGGTAACGGTTTTGCTGTAACTGTACAGCCAACTTTGGGTGATGAGCAAGCTCGTGAGGTGCGCCTCTATGAAGGAACCAAGCTGCTCGGCACGTACAAAGGCAGTGACGGTACAGCAGCCTCTATTGCCAAGGCTATGAACGAGAACAGCGAAAACGTATGGGTGAAGGCCGAGGTGGTTGGCGACGGCGGCATTCCGGTGGATGTCAGCGGCGTACACCTTACTGGTGGCAACAGCGGCAATAGCAAGCTGGTTAATGCCGATTACATCGCGATGCAGGAGGCACTTGAAGGACAGGAATTTAATGTCTTGGCTCTGGATTATGCAGCTGATCTGGCATTGCTGCAAAGCTTTGCAGCCTGGATCAAGCGTGTCCGAGGCGAAGGTAAAGGCGTAATCGCTGTATTCGGCGGTTCTGCGGCAGATGATGTGTCCAAAACAGCCGTCAGCTTGGCCTCTGCACGTTCCCTGGCACTGAACCATGAAGGCATCGTGAACGTCGGTACAGGCGTTCGTCTGGCAGGTACGGACTACAGTTCCGCCCAAACGGCTGCTTATGTAGCCGGGCTGATTGCAGGCCAACGTCTGAATCAATCGGCAACATATGCGGTTACGCCATTTGAGGATGTAACCCGCCGCTGGACACGTTCCGAGCAGGAGCAGGCTGTCCGTAATGGTGTCTTCCTGCTGTTCTTCGACGGCCGTCAGGTCAAAGCGCTGCGTGGCATCAACAGCTTGGTGAACCCGGCTGCTGGGCAAAACAACGCATGGAAGAAAATCCGTTCCATCCGCGTTATGGACGCTATTAATGCTGACTTGCAGCGTGCAGCCGAAGAGACTTACATTGGCAAAATCAACAACACGGTGGAAGGTCGTCTGGCGCTTATCGGTGCGATTAAAGAATACCTGGCACAGCTGTCGCTGAGCAACGTCATCGAAGCAGACGGCTACGATGTCATTCTCGACCCGGCTTACTACGGCAATGCGCCAGTCATCAAACCGGAGCCGGATCAAGTGTTCCTGCAATGGAACGTGAAGCTTACCGACGTGATGGAGCAACTGTTCGGCACATTTTACGTGCAATAAATAAGCATTTTACGTGTATAAGCAATGCGCAGACAATCAGCAGAAATGAAGTAGCTTGTTAACAACGAGGATTTTGTGAAATCCCGAACTATATTATGGATTATTTTGAGGAGGAAAAAGAAATGTTGGATGCTTCAAGAGTCATTTTAGGTACGTATGGTCAGGCGCATGTGGATGGGGTGTGGCAGACGAATATCAATAAGCTGGAAGCCAGCGTGGAAATGGAAAAACGCGAGCTGAATCTCGTGGGCAACGAGTGGAAGGTACACAAGCGCGGTATCAAAAAGGGAACGGGAACAATGAGTGGCTACAAGGTCACATCCGATATGATTCGTCGCGGTTTTAACCGTTTTGAGATTATTACTAAATTGGATGATCCAGAAGCCTTCGGACATGAAAGTATTCGTCTCATTCGTTGTACTGCTGACAAAATTCAACTGGCCAACTGGACAGCAGGTGAAGAAGTACAGGAAGAAACGACCTTCACCTTCGAAGGCTATGAACTGCTTGATCCGATTGTAGCGAACTAAATTGGAAAACGGGGGATGGGATGCTGTCAAGCGTTCCGTTCCCCAAATACAAATGAACAATAAGGGAGAATGAATTATGAGCTTGAATGAGAATATGACAGAAGAGCAAATTTTGGACAGTCTGTTTGAAGCCGCTGAAAAACTACCGGAAGAAACGGTTCGTATCAAGCGCCTCGATATGAAAATTGTGCTGCACGGCCTGACCTCCAGTAAGGTGGATAGCATTCGTGAACGCTGCACAATTCGCCGTACCGTGAAGGGTGCTGTAGACGAAAAGGTAGATACTGAAACGTTCAACGCCTTGTTGATCTCGGAAGCTACTGGAAAGCTGGAAGTGAAGGGTTTGTCCCTTAACGGTTGGGGCGATCCTCGGATTACAAGCCGCTTGAAGCTGTCCGGTGGCGAACAGTCCGTCCGCCGTATGCTGCTGGCGGGTGAATTGGATGCAGTAGGAGATAAGGTGCTGGAACTGTCTGGCTTTGGCGTTGAGATTGCTGACCTAAAAAACTAATCAGCTCCGGGGGAATGACGACGATGCTGTACCACTTGTGGGTCCGGCACCACCTCCGCCCCGGAGACTTTTGGCGGCTTGCCCGCGGCGAGCGTATGCTGCTGCTGGCGTTTGCCGAGCAGGAAATGGATAGCATAGCAGCTTCAAAAGCATAAACAAGGAGGTGAATATGATAGATGGCAGAAGCATTAAATTACCGCATGAACCTTGTGATTGATCCTAAAAACGTCATTAAGGCGAACAGAGAATTGCGCGCAATGGAACGCTATTTTGAGCGGATTCAAGGCCGTGTTTTGAAAATTGGTCGTACCCGCATGGCTCCTGAAATTGTACTGAACGATATGGCTTCCAAAGGATTGGATAATCTGTTGAACAAGATTAACCAGGTTAAATCCCAGATTATTAACGCCTCGGGAAGTGTGGATTTAAAGGTGAAGAGTAGCAGTAATGTGTCCATTGACAAAGTCAGTAGTCTTGTTGCAGCTCTTGATAAGAATACAGAAGCAGTTAAAGGCAACTCCCGTTCAAATATATTTAAAAAAGATGAGCCTCCTAAGGAAGAAGACAAAAAGCTTCCTGCTTGGGCTGAGGCACTGCAAAAGTATAATGAACCTGCTAAGGTTGTCCAGGAAGTATACAAAGGGGTTACAGGTGAGGATTTAAGTGCTCAAACTATCCTGAAAATTCCTGATACAATTTCAAAAGGAAAAGAAAAATGGACGGCAACAAAAGACGCCTGGAAAGAAGGTGGCGCATTAAGCGGACTTAAAACTCTCTTTTCAACAAAAAAAGAAGAGACTGCTGAAGGAAACACGGAAGGTACGTCAGGCAATAAAGACCTTTCGGAAATTAAAGAATTAATTAAGAAATTAATTCAAGTTACCTCAGATAGATCTACTGGTGGTGGGTTTGGCGGTGGCGCGGGCCAAGGAAGAAGAAACAGACGTACAGGAAGTAGAAGATCTGGTAATAGAGGCGGTAGTCGTCGGTCTTCGAGTGGTCAAAGAGATTTTAATTCAAGAGCCGGAGAGATAGCAAGAATTAATATTAGAGATCGGAACTCGATACGAGGAAACAGAAGCGGACGACAAAACGCTGGAGGTTCAGCAGAATCCAATCCTCGGATTAACCCTGCCCGAAGAGTTCCAAGTCCAAGAAATCATCCGAGAAATCCTGGTAATCGCCGCTCTTCTAAGTCGGGTGGTATTCTTAGCTTTGCAGGCGACTTGCTAACGGGTGGAACAGATATAGATGCTTCTTCTGTCCTAGATATGGTGAGCGATAGCGGATTAGTTGAAAAAGTGAGTAAGGGCCTGGGCGTAAGCAAAAAGTTCATTAGTGGGCCTTTGGGGGTTCTGGCAGATGCAGCAAGCATAGCTACAGCAGCTCCGGGCAAGGAACGCGCACAAGCGATTGGTTCCACCGTAGGTGGGGCGGTTGGGAGCACGGTAGGCGGAGCAATTGGAACATTTTTGCTTCCAGGTGTCGGCACTGCTGTTGGCTCATATGTAGGCGGTTTAGCAGGTGACTTTTTAGGGGGCAAAGTGGGCGGTTGGATTTCAGACCATGGCTCTGAAATAAAGGAAAAGGCATCCAAAGTAACCGGATGGCTTTCTGAGAAGAGCGAAGCCTTTGGTGATAGCATCTCTAACTTCTTTTCTTTCGGTAAAAAAGATGAACCTAAGAAAGAGCCAGCTAAGCCACCTGAAGTACCCAAGCCTGCCACGCCACCTCAATCAGCTGTAGCGGTGGCTACCAAACCGTTAACACCTATGCCACCTTTTCCGGGGTTACCACCCGGCTCTCAAGTGATGTATGGACCTCCGCAACCAGGTGCAAAAGGTGTTCCTAATCCTTACGGACCGATGGCTATAGCTAACCAGGGAGTCAATCCAAACCCACTACTGAATACTGCGGCTCATGCGAACAATGGAGCCAAAGCTAAAGGCAAAGGTAAGGGTAATCCGACACCTCAAGTAGTACAGATCAGTCCTGAACAAATGGGAACACTGTCTGGCTTTTTGAAGGATTTTAAAACGGAAACCACCAACCAATTCAATCTTCCTGCGGGGGCTGTACAGGTCACTGTACATGAGAATAAGCTCGATGTGGAGGGGCTTATTACGCAAATTGGCTACCGTCTCAAAGCTGAAATTTTGCGTGCAACACAGAACACCAAGCCAGCGAGCGCTGGAGCTATGTAGTGCAGTAGATGGTAGCAATGGGGAAGGAGGAAAGAGATGGAATTTAGTTTGACGGATGGTAAGGGGAAAAAATTTCAGTTTCCAGTAAATCCTGAGGAAGTGACGATCTCACGGCAAAAGGGATTTGATACAACGACGATTTTATCCTATGGGGAGTTTGACTTCCCACAAGGGGAGAAGGTGAAGGAAATCTCCTTCTCTTCTTTTTTTCCGAAAGAATACAATCCAGCGTATTGCACATATGAAGATATCCCTGATCCGCAGGAGGCCATGAACACGTTGAATGGCTTTTTGTTATCCAAGAACCCGTTACGTTTTATCATTACGGAGACAGCCGTGAATGTGCCAGTAATTGTCGCATCTCATAATTCCACCTTTCGCGGCGGCGAGTATGGGGATGTGAATTTTGATCTGTCACTGCGGACCTGGAGTGATATGAAAGTTGCCAAAAAAGCTGGTGTCACAGGAAGTAAGACGGCTGCGGTCAACAAAAAGCCCCGCACAGATATGAAAGAAAAGAAAAAAACATATACGGTTAAGTCCGGGGATTCCTTGTCCAAAATTGCCAAGCTGGAGTTGGGTGATAGCTCCCAATGGAGTCGTATTTATCAGCTTAACAAAAAGGTCATTGGACAAAATCCGAATGCAATTAAACCGGGGCAAAAGCTGGTGCTGTCATGAGCTATAAAGTCATTTTACAGGATAAATATGATCTGTCACCGCTTGTGGAGAACATTAATTTGAGGGATTCACTGGAGCAAATCGCCTATCAGGGAACGGTCAATCTGGTCGTTACGTCGGATATGCCGCCCATTTCTCCAGGGATGTCGATCCGGGTTAGCGGAATTCCTTATGGTAAAAAAGATTATGTTCCCTTGTTGTCTCCAGCGGTGATCTGGGAAGTAGAAACATCTAACAACGGGCTCAAACGTATGACGCTGACGTTATATGACCGTACGGTGTATTTGGACAAGTCCGAAGATGAATATTTACTCCCTGCTAAGCAGACGGCTACCCAGCGTTTTCAGAAGTATGCTAGGGACTGGAAGCTGAAAATCGCTTCATTGCCAGATACGAAAAAAACGCTGGGACGCGCCGTATACCGCACACAGTCCATCTATTCTATGATGCTGGGAGATCTGCGGGAGACGGCAAAGGCGGGAGGGAAGCTATATCATCCACGCATGATTTCTTCCGGCTTGGAGCTGTACGAACTGGGCACGAACAAAGATGTGTATGTTTTGGATAGAGTGACTGATACGACACAATCCCGTACATTGGAAGGCGCAGCCACGAGAGTGAAGGTGCTGGCTACGGCGGCCAGTGAAACGGGGAAAGAGGTTCCTTCCAAGGTGATGGCGCTTGAGGAAAAGGACATTGCCAAATATGGAACACTTCAGGTGATCGTGCAGGATGACGAGGTCAAGTCCGGTGCAGCTGCCCGTGAGCTGGCTAAAAGTAAGCTGAGAGGCATACAGCAAACGATATCGGTAAATGTACCAGATATGAACACGATTCGAGCAGGAGATGCAGTGATGCTAGGTTCCATAAAGCTGTTGGTCATTTCAGTGAGCAGGGAATTGGGCAACCCCGGCAGTATGTCGCTGGAGCTCGGAACGTATGACGATGTAAAAAGGAGGTTTTACCTTGAATAAGGACCCCTACGGGCATTTGGCTACTGCGCTGCAATCTTCATTTCATAAGCATACCAAGCAAGCGCTGAGTGGAGTGGGCGCGGTACTAGGTACCATTACCTCCACGGGACTCAAGCTGGACGATTTTAAACATGAGCTTCAGGATTATCTGGTAGCCGAGCTGCCGGGACTGCTATCTGTACCACGCCATATGTACAAAGGCACCTCAACCTCGGTGGAATCAGAAAATTGGGAGGGCAAAGAGCTAAAAACTTCGTTTTATATCGGGGGAGATGAGCTGGAGGATGTAAATCTGAGCCTAGACAAAGGACTTAAGCCCGGGGATCGTGTACTGGCGGTGCGGGTGAATAGTGGTAACGATGTGGTGGTCGTGTGCAAGGTGGTGAGTGGACGTGGCTAATTTATTTCCCGAAACAGATGATATGATCTGGACGGACACGGATATGACCGACCCGGATGTACTGGAGGATAACCGAGCAGTATTTGGGCGAAGCTGGCGGTTTGATTTTGAAGCTGGTGAGTTTGTTATGAGCCCTAGCCGTAAAATCGTGACTACAGGCGAGAAAGAAGCCTGGGTACAGTGGTGTGAAAAAGCGATTCGCACTCCTCGCTACCGGCATGTGATCTATTCGCCTGACTATGGGAGTGAGCTGGAGGAGCTGATTAGCAGCAGCTATGGGCACGGTGTGCAGGAAAGTGAAATTAAACGCATGGTCACGGAGGCGTTGCTGGCAGATGCACGTACAGCTAGTGTGGATCAATTCACGTTTCGCTGGGAAGGTGAGGCATGCCATTTTAGCTGCCAGATTACGAACGTGCAAGATGAAATGGAAATTGTGGAAAGTGTGGTGATCTAATGGCAGACTTGCCGGAATATTTGGTAGACCAGACGGAAGAGGAAATTTTAAATCGGATGCTGGAAAAAGTGCCTTCGGACATGGATAAGTCCGAGGGCTCTTTTATTTGGGATGCGCAGGCGCCGGTAGCATTTATGCTATCCGAAGCGGCGATCTGGGCGCAGGAGCTGCTGCGACGTGGCTTTGCCAGCACAGCAGCCAGCGACAACCCGGATTTTCGTTCGCCGGAGCTGGATTTGCGGACAGCAGAGCATGGGGTGACACGGCGAGAAGCGGTTGCTGCCTCAGGTATGGTCACGTTCACGGGCACAGCGGGAACGACCGTCCCGGCGGGAACGTTGGTGGCTACCCCGGCAGATGATGTATCCGGGGAAGCCTCCATTGAGTATGCGACCACGGCATCGGTCACGCTGGATGAACAAGGTGCCGGGGAAGCGACTATTCGGGCGGTCAATCCCGGGCGCAGCGGCAATGTGCCTGCAGGCGTCATCCAGGTGATGGCCACTCCGATTAGCGGGGTTGCCTCTGTGATCAATATGGAGGAAACAAAAAGCGGTACAGACGTTGAGAGCGACCAGCTGTTGCTGGAACGTTTTTATGCCAAGGTGCGGAACCAAGGCACAAGCGGCAACAAGGCGCAGTATACCCAGTGGGCGAATGAGATTGCTGGTGTGGGTGGCGTGGAAGTTGTTCCGCTCTGGAAAGGGCCGGGAACCGTAGGATTATATGTGCTGGACACGGATAAACGAGCAGCCAGCCCGGATATCGTGGCTGCAGTGCAAAAGTATATTGATCCGACCCAGGATGGGCAAGGAGAAGGGCTGGCACCAGCGGGCCCTGTGGTGACGGTTATGCCAGCGGCAGAAGTGGAGATTAACATTTCGGTCAAGGTACAACGTACCAAAGAGAAGCCATCCACACTGGATGAAATCAAGAAGCTGATCGAGAGCGGTGTGCGGACGTATTTGAAGCAGCTTGCTTTTTACAAGGAAGACCCATTGGTACGGTACACCCGGATTTCCGCTGTGCTGCTGGATATTCCGATCATTATTGATTTCTCTGAACTGAAAATCAATGGACAGAGCAATCAGAATATTGAGATTGGATCAGGTCAGGTGGCAGTGCTGGGGACGGTGAGCGTCAGTGAGTAACAATGGAACGAACAGTTTTGAAGATTTATTGAATAACCCAGACCAGGGAAAACGTGCAAACCGTAGTGGCACTTTTGTCAATCGGGTAACTATAGCGGGAGATACATTGGGTCAAATGAGCAGCGAGCGGGGACGCGAGCTGCTTTCCTATTTGCCTGCCTATTATGAAACCTCACGCGTGATGCGTTCCGATATGGATGCTAAAGGAAGCGAACTGGACGCCTTGTATCTTGCAATGGATGCAACGGTAGGACAGTTTTTCGTACGTACCGCCACGTGGGGGTTGGAACGCTGGGAAATGGAGCTGGGGATCGAAACCGACCTGGCGAAGCCATTGGACCAACGGCGTGCGGTGGTGGAATCGAAGCTGCGAGGGGCAGGAACTTTTTCCGGCCGGCTTGTCAAAAATGTAGCTGAAGCGTATGACGGAGGCACGGTAGATGTTACCTTTCATCCCGCCGAATGGGGATTTACGGTCAAATTTATCGATACCATTGGGATTCCGCCCAACGTGGAGGATCTTAAAGCAGCCATCGAGGAGATCAAGCCCGCTCATATGGCAGTGGAGTACAAATTACGCTACCTGACCATTGCTGAAGTTGAGTCTATGACCCTCTATGAAAATGAACATACAACACAGGATAGATATTTAGGAGGTGGCGCATAACATGGCAAGTGAAAAAACACCAAATCTTGGCTTAAATCAAATTGACCGCACATCGCCCAAAACCACGTATTTTGATCTAGAGAAGTATTTGGACCAAAACTGGCGCGCTGTAGACGATTTCGCAGGTGATGTGAATGATGGTGTGAATGCGATCAAGAAACGTCTGGATACGACGGAGCGTAAGGCGTTGACTCTCGAACCCGGGGTGCAAATTGTTCATGCGGAAAAGACATCGCCGTTTTCGCTGACAGGGCTGAGCGGGCGTATGTTGGTGAATTTGTTGGGGCGCGCAGGCTCAGGTGACCAAATCGGTAGCCTTTTAGGTTGGGAAGCCGATCTTGCAGTTGATACATCTAATAAGGCGCAGGGTATGGGATCAATCAAGGTCACTGCAAAGAACGCCACCGGCGTGTATAACGTGTACAGTAGCGGATTAAAGCTTACTGGCGGAAGATACTATATCGCCCTGGCTGATGTTAAAAACATCAACGCTTCAAACAATATTTATGTAAACTTTTCTACGGGTGGTAATAAGGCGCTCAAGCAATCCATAGATAAGAGTCAATTTGTCACGATCTATACAAAATGTGCACCGGCAAATGATACTGCGATAAACTTGGAAGTTTCAGCGATTTCCACAGCAACGGGTCAAGCTTTTTATGCAGACGCAATTCGTCTCTATGAAATTAGCGCCTCAGAATATGCTGCGCTGGATAGCATGATCCCCGAACAGATAGCTGCCAAATATCCATATGTAGACAGCGTAATGCCTGTACGTAATCCATATGCGATACGGTACGGAGAAAACTTGATTCCACCGTTTTACGAGTGGACGCTAGGTGATAGAGCCAAGCCGCTAAACCCGTATAAGTTGGAAACGGTGGCTACTGTATCCGTGGATCAATCTAATGTGTACGTGCCTGTAAGTTCAGGATCGGCCTACACTTTTACTGCTAAAGTTAACGGGCGCGTAACTGTGGTCGAGGTAGATGCTTTGGGCACTGAATCCACCGTGTACAGCACGACCGATAATGAAAATAGGGATGTTGTGGTGACATTTACAACCAAAACCACAACTAAGAGAGTTCGAGTCTACGCCACAAATACAGGAGCAGGAACGTTCACGCTTGAAAATCCTATGCTTAACATCGGCAGCGCAGCCAAGCCATTCAGACCGCGAGAGAATTCCATGCTAGCGTTGCAAACAGACCTGTACGCTGATCCAGTTACAGGAGCCAATGCGGATACGGTATTTGAACGTGATGGTCAATACTTCAAGGCTAAAAAGTGGCGAGGGTTGACGCTGGATGGGTCTTTTCCGTGGCGGCTCAACAACTCCTCATATACTGGATACAAGAGAGTCGCACCATCACCTGTTTCTATTTTCAGCACGATATCAGGCGCAGGGTACGCGGTTAAATTTGATGGTAAGATTCTTAAAACGTCTACCGTTACACCTGGAGGCGGTGACGAATTAACTTGGATAGACACTTTTCAAGCCGTAACGGTAGCTAATTCGGACAGCGGGTGGGGCCAGGACTACTCACCGTCAGATGACGAGATTAAGGCGTATTTCATGGGCTGGAGAATGTTTAATAATGACGCAAATGTAAACGGGACTGTGCCCTATAATGGTACAGGTACTAAAGCGTGGGGATACCGTCTAGGCGGTGGCACTAATAATCTAGGGGGTGGCACCGCTACTTTGCCAACAGGCACAGCACCAAACTGGACGCCGTACCAACTTGTATATCAACTCGCAACGCCTACAGTCGAGCCTATTGTTTCAGAGGGGCAAATAACCTTTATCGAGGGAGACAATCAGGTTGAAGTAGGTACAGGGATCGTAGTACGGGAATCAGCTAAACCAGTGCCTTACGATGATAATAAAGTAGCAGCCAACAGATGGGCGATAAACAAATTAACGGGACTTAATCCCAATCCCCTGAAAAATAAGCCTTCTAAGATTCTCGCGGTCTATGGTAACGGATTTTCAGAGCCGTTCAACTGGGGGGTTGCATCTGACAACGTAAACTGGTACGGCAACGTATATATAGACCAGTTGTATGCGTATGGGGCTGATAAGTCATACAGCGTAACATACCTTATGGCTGCCACATCGCCAATCGTACCATTCACAGGCTCCTACACAGCCAACGAAAAGACGCTGATCACGGACTTGGTAGACAGTATACAGCAGAACACGGCGCGCGTGTCTGTACTGGAAAACAAGAAGGCTGACAAAGACAGTCCTGCATGGATTACACCGACATTGCTTAATGGCTGGGCTACGAGTAGACCCGTAGGAATAATGAAGGACAGTAACGGGTTCGTCCATATCAAGGGGCTAATCGCGAATGGTTTGACAAACGGAGGGTTAGCATTGTTTACTCTGCCGCAAGGTTACAGACCTATCAGTATACAAGGCCCTGTTTCTTATGGCTATGGACCTAGCGGGCCTGTTTTTGTACCGTTTGATATTTTTCCAGATGGAAGAGTTTGTTTTGGTGGTGGAGGGGCAAAAGATAGCACTACGGTGAGCGTTCTTTTCCCGCCATTCATAGCAGAGCAATAAGGAGGTCATACCATGAAAGTAGTACCTAAAGTAAATACAAACGGCCTCTATCTGGAGGACGAGTTGGTGGACGATGCCTTTTTGGGTGTCGTCCCTTTTTATACTCCACCATCTTCACTCACGCTATCTGATACAAACCAGCAACTGAACACCTATCAGCTTACTGACAGCAGCTCTAGTACTACAAATGAAACCAATTCAGAGAATATCCTTGCTGGTTATACAGTAGGAATTCCAGTACCAACTGGTCTATACCAACCTCATTTTGATATCCAAGGCTGGTTGACCTATGAAACAGAATATAACCAAAAATTCACAGAAGCAAAGGGTGCGTATGAGCAGTTGAACAACGAATCCCAAGCTTTATTTCAGAAGCTGCCTGATGAATGGCAAAACAAACCTGAAAACGAACGTGGAGACGAACCTGTATATTCTGCTCAGACATTCACGGCCCCAGAACGAAGAGACCCAACGACGTTCTGGAGTGAAGGATTAAGTTCCGAAGCGATTAAGGAACTGACACAAAAGGCAGAGCAACAGCCAAGTGAGACATACCAATTGAAGCAGCGTATTGCAGATCTCGAAGTAACACTGACTCAGTTCATGCTTGGTAGCACAGAAAAATAACGTGTACAGACTATTATATATAGCAGAAATTTTTATATAAAAGAGGTGAAGTCATAACTATGACCGCTTTAACAGAGGCTCAAATGCGTATTTGTGCTCATGCATGCATCACCCGCTATGAACGAGGAGAGGGCGATATAGCAACGATCATGGGAAGCTACGCTTTAGATGAAGAACAACGTGAACAAGTAATGAAGATTATTTTATCCAAGTGTTCTGATCTAGTAGCGGGCAACGTAGATAATTCATCATCAACCGATGCTCTGAATGAACAGGAAGAAACGGTTAAATGGTATAACTCTATTTTTCGTAAAAAAACAGTATAG